CATTCCAGAGCCTCTCAAAGTCCGTATGATTACGAAAGCCGAGGCTTCTACAAAGGTGTTGCAACCATTGCAGAAGTCCCTCTTCCACTATCTACGAACCAAGCCCCAGTTTTGTTTGACACATGGTGTCAGCTGGGGTTTGGCACCGGATTTTGACCGTAAACTCGAATGGATTTACAGGATCGAGGGTGAGATCCGATCAATCGCGTCCAAACGGATGGAGGGTGACCTGTGGCTCAGCGGTGATTACACCGCGGCTACGGATAACTTTCCTATGTCCGTGACGAACGCGTTGGTCGAGGGTCTACTGTCGGAGATTGACCACGAGCCTACAAAGGCCTGGGTCCGTTACGAAGTCTCCCCCCATGATATTCGCTATCCGGGTGGGGAAATCGGTAAACAGACCTCTGGCCAGCTCATGGGAAGTCTCCTGTCGTTCCCCCTGCTTTGTTTCCTAAACGACTTCATTGTAAGTCGCTCGGGTTTCAAGCCGGGGATGTATCTTATTAATGGTGACGATGTGGTCGCCTGTGGTCCGAGGGACGTCATTGAAACCTGGAAGTGTAACGCTCCGAAGGTTGGTCTTGATCTTTCAATTGGAAAGAATTTCATTGACCAGCACTTCTGCTGCGTGAACTCCCAGCTTTTCTACGACGGCCGCGTTCAGCATACCGGGAAGGTCTCTACGATGACCCGTTTTGGAAAGAGTCTCTCTTATTGTTATAAGGAGGCCCAGTTCTATTACGGTTTCGCCGAAGAGATGCGTCGAGAGTTTATCAGGAGAAACCTGATAAATCTCCGACGGACTCCCCGTTCGCTGGACGTTCCCTCTACCCACGGTGGCCTGGGACTTGCCTTCGTGGATAATCCTGACCTGGACGCGCGGTTGGCTCGTCGTGTTTATATACACGACTTTTTGGCACCTTTTGCCAAGAGTCTTCCTGTTCCAGGTTTCGACTATCTCCGAGCCCTCCGTGTTCCGATCGGTATCTATTCTGATTCCGAGATGGAGCTCGGGGGAGGCCAGCCCCAGGAGAACGTTCTCTTTGACCTTCTTCAAGGTCTAGATACGGAACCTCGGATTGAACCCGAGGATTCGGAGGAGGATCTCACCAATGAGAGCTTCCGCCGATCCGAATCTACCTATTGGAAGGAAGAGAACGTTCGACCCATCAACCAGATTCTCGCCCATGATTTCCGACAATTTCCTGATCTCGGATTAGTCCGATCCCGTGTGATATTTGTACAGAAAGGTCGTGTTGGCCAACTTAAGAAGAAAGTTGTCCTAATGGCCCT